ATGCCGGTTTGGATTATTTGAGATCGTATCCCCACCATCCCCTCCTTTTGAAATATTATACCCTATTTCTTTATTAGTCGAATTATAGAATGATATCCAGTACTTTTCTTTCTCCGAAAGATCCTCTTTATTTTGAGCGGTATCTATAATTTCTTTATTAAAATTTTCAATACCATATTTTTCTATAGCTAGTTTAATAAGCTTACCAGAACCCATATAGCAGTCATCTAACTGCGATGTTCTGTGAACACCTATATAAATTTTTCCATTTATTAGATTTGTGATCTGATATAAGTAATTTTTCATACCTTTATTTATAGATGTTGTTTTACCATTAAACTAATCCCGCGAAATTGGTTGCTCACTGGCTGGTTCTCACAGCACAGGCTATCCTGATCGCGATATGCAGGATTCCAGCGAGCATTGAAAAGTACAACCGACTGGATTCGAACCAGTGACCGTCCGCTTAGAAGGCGGAAGCTCTAATCCAACTGAGCTACGGTTGCGTTTGTAATAGTGTGCCGTGTTGGTATCGATCCACTCCCCGGTTAAGGGATTCGATTTACAGTCGAATTGCAAGAGCCACTTGCTTTACTTACCCGAAAAAGTGGATCGTCGAGAAGTCGAATCTCGATTCTCAGATTCGTAATCTGATGTCCTATCCGTTGGACGAACGATCCTTTAAAGGTGGCGGAGATGGGATTCGAACCCACATACTCAACGTTATGAGCGTTGCGTCTTACCAATCGACATTCACTCCGCGATTAAAATACTCCCACGGAGAATCGAACTCCGATTTGTTGGTTGAAAACCAAATGTCCTAACCGTTAGACGATGAGAGCGTTTTTTGAAATTGAAATGTAAAAGAACTGTTTGAACAACCTCGCTTTCGGGTTGGTATCTTTCGGTGTCAGCAGCGCCGTCAGCGATTGATGTAGTCACTGTACCACGACTTTACCCGGTTGTCAACACCCCTCTACATTTTTTTTTCATTTATCCAAGCTTTTCAGCTTCAACCTCGGTCAATCCGTACTCTTGGGCGTTTCTGGCACTCCCTCGTCATGGGCCACTGGTGTATAATAAAAAAGGCTCCCGTAGGAGCCTAATCATTTTTACTTTGGTTTACTTAAAAATGATTAGACTACAAGACTCCATCCGCTATTAAACGGGCGGGCTTGTAAATAATCTTTTCTTGTAATTTCTGAAAACATTTGTTATTGCAAATCTATTTAGTCTGAAGGTAATATTTTTTATTACATTATTGAAATTTTTCCAACATTTGATTCTAATAATTCTCTAAATGCGTCTTCAAGAGCATAAGTTAGATCACTTTTATAATTATCTGCTAGGTCTTCATCTACTAATTTATAATATCGTCCAGTATCTTTACCCCACGCGTTACGATTACTAGATTTTAGAACCTTTGGAAAATCATTAAATTTTAAATTACCATTTGATAATAACCACTGAGCAAAACATTCATGAAAGAATTCAAATGTTCTTGGTAATTTTTTAAGTCTAGCACTTCTAAATGTTCCTATATTTTCTAAGAAGTCTCTTAATATATAATCTCTATTTCCTAATATTGTTCTATTATAAGACTTTGAAAGTATATCATAATTATAACAAGAATCAAACATGTCTTTTAATATATTATCAATATATTTAAGATGGGCATCCAAGGTTGAATTTCTATATTTTTTTCTTTCAGTTGCTTGAAAGGCGTGTCCTATTCTATGCGCAATAGTCCAAGGAGTCAAGGGAGTTCTTTCAGCGGCTGCATTATTTGTGAATACGATTGTTATTTCATCATTTTCCGATGGATCTTTGATATCAGTGCCAACCGTTAATCCAAGATTATTTTGCACGAATTCCTTGTCAACTTGTCCAATTTCGTAAAAGTTTTTTGCGTTTGGCTTTTTCAGGAAATATAAATTAAAGTCTGCGAGCTTGACTTTATTGAACGCATCCTGTATCTTGCGAACACCAACATCAGAATTCAGAATCCCAACAGACGCTTTATCATATCCATGTCTACTTTTCTTGTCATCCCACTTTCCGATTTTTTTAAAATCAGTGAGTGCCATTTCTAAAATAGCATTATAAAGTTCTTCAAAGTTTTTCATAGTTTTCTTTTCAAGAATGATAATTGTAAGATAGCTTCTTTATCAAGCTCTGAATTAGGACTAAGCTTATCCAACATATCATCAATCAATCCAATTATTTTGGATTTTGATATCGCTTCATCTTCTTCCATTTCACCAATGAAGGATTGCTGCATAGGGTTTGCCAGTGCGTGAGTGCTTGCGCTTCCATCACTGACACCGACTCTGCTTCTGTATGAATTTTTGAAATCCATTGTCGCCGCGCCCATACCGTCTGCCATTTTTGGAAAGGATTGCCGTGCATCCCATTCACACATCAAATGCATTTCATCTGTCCATTTTTTATTCACAAGTATCAGTATTTAATTAAAAAATCAATTTTTCAAAGGATATCGGGGAGACGGATTCGCACGCTAAATAATCGAACGAAAACAGTTTGACAACCATATGGACAATGATACAATTAAAAACGAACAATCAAAAATGAGCATTTTTAGTGAGCAAATAAGCAGAAAGCCGAATCGATACCCTTGGACAGATCAATTCATAGAAGCCATGCACAATGGATTCTGGACAGACAAGGAGTTCAACTTCAAGTCTGACATCCAGCAATTCAAAGTGGAATTAAATGACCAAGAACGGGAAATTATAATTCGAACATTGTCTGCAATTGGACAGATCGAAGTTGCCGTGAAAACATTCTGGGCCAAGTTGGGAGAGAATCTACCACATCCATCTCTTTGTGATCTTGGGTATGTAATGGCAAACACCGAAGTCATTCACAACAACGCTTATGAAAGGCTTCTGGATGTTCTTGGACTCAATGATATTTTCGAAGAAAATCTAAAATTGGAATGGATTCAGGGTCGTGTCAAGTATCTTAGAAAATACACCCACAAATTCTATAAAGATTCGAAAAAGCAATATCTTTACGCATTGATTCTATTCACGCTATTTGTAGAGAATGTTTCATTATTTTCCCAATTTTACATTATCAATTGGTTTGCCCGTTTTAAAAATGTGTTGAAGGATACTGATCAACAAGTTAAGTATACACGCAACGAAGAATGCTATATCGCCGGTACTGAAATATTGACCCCAACTGGATGGAAATATATTTCTGACATGTCTATCGGAGATGAAGTTTACCAATATAATGCAAATGGAACAATTGAACAGACCACGGTATCCCGCACTGTGTGTAACGATTTCAATGGTTCTTTGGTGCAATTCACCAGAGGGGGTAATAAATGCGCAGTTACGCCGAACCATGATATGATTTATTTCAATAAAAACGGTCAATTAATTCGCAAACAAGCCAAAGACATAAAAATACACAAGCAATTGCATATTCCTATCGGTGGCGTACTGTCTGCCAATGGAAAAAATAAACTATCATTTGAAGATCGACTTCGAATCGCCATTCAAGCAGATGGTTCCAATTTATATTGGGTATCGTCTTCTGGTGAAAAATTATTGAGAGGGTGTAATGGAGGATACACGCACTCAATTCGACTGACAAAAGATCGAAAAAAAGAGCGCATGCAATGGATTTTGGATAATCTGAATGTAGAATACACCACGGCAACCACCGATGTAAATGAAGTAGAATATAAAATCAGATACAATCAAGATGTAGACCATAAAGATTTAACCAGTTGGATAGACTTAAAAAACAAATCATCAGATTGGTGTGAAGAGTTTATCGATGAAGTTGTAAAATGGGATGGGTATATCGAAAAATCCCACACGGGGTATTGTAGCACAGATAAAAACAATATCGATATAGTGCAAACGATTGCAATATTGGCGGGGTATGCTACAAATATATATGAAGGAAACGAAAGCTCCAGAAGCCCATCGTATAAAAATTGTTACAAGTTATCCATAATGAAAAAGAATTTAAAGCCTAAATCTCACAGCATTGTCAAAGAAGATTTACCATATTCTGGAAAAGTTCATTGTGTAACTGTTCCATCTGGAAATATTATAACTAGGTTGGATAACAAAACATTTATTGCTGGGAATTGTATTCATGGGTTAATTGGTGTAAAATTGATCAACACCATTCGTGAAGAGCATCCTGAATTATTCGACGATGAATTGATAGAGCGAATCAAACACGAAGCTCAAGAAGCTTTCAAATCTGAAAGCAAGATTGTGGATTGGATGATCAATGGAATGTCGGAAGAAAACTTGTCAGCCCCAATTCTAAAAGAATTTATAAAAAATAGAATCAACGAATCCATGGAGCAAATCGGCTTCTCGAAGGTGTTTGAGATAGATGAGGCTTTACTTTCCAAAACTCTGTGGTTTGATGAGGAGCTGTTAGGCAACAACATGACGGACTTCTTTTTTTCTCGTCCCACAGAGTATTCCAAAAAGAATCAATCATTTTCAGAAGACGATCTATTTTAATTAAAAATTTATGAATAAACAATGGTATTGGTTAAATGAGGATTCAAGAAAATTTCTTGAGAGGGGTTATTTAGCAGAGGGTGAGAGTGCAGAAGACAGAATCACACAAATAGCAAACGCGGCTCAGCGTTATCTGGGCTTTGATGGGTTTGCAGAAAAGTTCATCAACTATATGTCCAGAGGATTCTATTCATTGAGTAGCCCAATTTGGAGCAACTTTGGTAGAACAAGAGGATTGCCCATCAGCTGTTTCGGAAGTTATATTCCAGATACAATGACAGGCATCCTTGGCAAGCTGTCTGAAGTTGGTATAATGACCAAGTGTGGAGGAGGAACCAGTGGGTTCTTCGGAGATCTCAGAGCTAGAGGCTCAGAGATCTCATCAGGAGGCGCTTCAACAGGCTCTGTGCATTTTATGGAGCTATACGACAAGCTCATGAATGTCGTGTCTCAGGGCAATGTTAGAAGAGGATCATTCGCTGCATATTTGCCGATTGATCATCCAGATATTGAAGAGTTTCTAAAAATCAGAGGCGAAGGAAATTCAATTCAGGAAATGTCAATCGGTGTTTGTGTGTCTGATGAGTGGATGAAAAAAATGATCGATGGTGATAAGGTCGCTCGTAAGATCTGGGGTCTTGTAATCAAGAAGAGATTCGAAAGTGGATATCCTTATATTTTCTTTTCAGACACCGCTAATAAATCGGCTCCTCAAGTCTATAAAGACAAGGGATTAAAAATTCACAATAGTAATCTATGCGTTACTGGTGATCAGAGAGTGGTATCTTCTTTGGGACTTTTAACAGCAAAAGAACTTTATGAAATAGGTGAGAATATTCAATTATTCGATAATAATAAAATTATTAATTCTTCTCCAATGAAGTTAATTGAAAAAGATGCGGATGTTTTCAAAATTACACTAGAAAATGGAATGTCCCATACTGTTACATCTTACCATAAGATAGCTGTAAAAGATAAAATTTCCCAAAAATCTGAAAATTTTCAAGAAGTTCTTATTAAAAATGTTGCATGTGAAGATCTTAAAATCGGTGATTCAGTAGCAATTCAAACAAATAAAGGTATGTTCGGGCATAACAATATGCCCAAAGAAGCATTCTTACTCGGATTGTATCAATCGGATGGAACTCAAAATAAAGACTTTATCATGCTTGATCTATGGGAAAATGATTTTGATCTATTAGAAGAAGTTCAATCTTATCACGATTATGTTTGTGATAAATATAATACTCAAAAATCATCTCATAATAATAGAGAATACAACAACCCTCAATTTTTTGATTGCGTTGTCCAAGAGGGATCTGATTCAAAAAAGAGATTGTGCGGCAAGGCTTTAAAGAAAGCTTTGAATTTTGAAAAAGGATATGTTCCAGATTGGATTTGGTCGTCTGACGAAGAAACCCAATGGCAATATATTAGGGGTCTATATTATGCAGATGGCACTGTATTCAAATCTAAATCAAATGGCGAGCCTATTCAGATAGCGTTAGCTTCAATTGATAGAGATTTTCTATCGGAGATTCAAATAATTCTAGCAAATCTTGGAATGCAATCGTCTATCAGAATTCTACGAAAATCAGGTCAAAGCTTATTGCCTGATGGAAGAGGAGGTCATAAATTTTATAAAACCGCAGATTGTTATAGATTGATCATTGGAAATAAAAACGATGCATTGATTTTCAACGAAAACACTAAATTCCTCGATAGGAAAAATATCACTATAGAAGATAGAGAATATAGGGACAATACTAAAAAATTCTATAAAATCCAATCTATCGAATATGTTGGCAAGGAAGATGTTTATTGCGTTACCGTAGATTCAGAAAAACATCATTGGGTGTGTAATGGATTTGTTACACATAACTGCTCAGAAATCTTTCTTAGTAATGACGAAGAAGAATCATTCGTATGTGACTTATCTTCTCTTAATCTTGAGAAGTGGGATGAGATCATTGAAACAGATGCTATCGAGATACTAACTTATTTCTTGGATGCGGTCATGACTGAATTCA